CGAGAATGTTAAGAGAATCTGGTGTTACTTCAAATGCTTCATTAGAAGAAGTGATTTTCAAATTTGTGACTTCATAATCAGAATTATTATTGAGAATGAAATAATAATTACCACTCTTGAAGAAACAACCAAGATTGATGAAGTTTGAATCTGTGATATTGTTGATTTCCTGATCTTCTATACAAGTTACTGCCGAAGTAGTCTTCTTCAAGACATTTTGATAAGACATAGAAATTACATTGGTAAGATCTATTTCGTCTTCCGTATTAGGTTTGTTTCCGCACCCAATCAAAGTGAAGATTGAAAGAGCTATGATAGTTATAATCTTGTTCATTTTGTTATCTCCTGTTTGTGTTTTGAACATACTGTAAATATAGTTAAAGAATTTTTAAAAGTCAACTAAAAAGAGACTTTTTATAAAAAGAGGAAAGATTTTATGAAGTTTTCGCTAAAACAGTTCTTGAATGAACGAAAAGAGACTTTGGGAGTGGTTTCAGAAGTTGATAATCTAAATGATACTATACCTTCCAAGGAGCAGATTGATAATGTTTCCAAGGATATTGACAAGGAACTCGAAGATGCTTCTACCGATGAACCGAAGGAACCCAAGGAAGATTTCATAACTTCCGAAGAAGCAGCCAAGAGGATTAGAGCCAAGGTGAAGGCGCAGATAGAAGCAGATTATAGGGTTACTTTGGTGACTCCTTCTACAGCACCGACCGTAAATGAGGGTATTTATAACGAATCGTTGGTGGTTGGTAAGTATCAAACCCCTGGTGGTATTTTTGAGTCTTCCAAGCCTTCTGTGTTTGATGTGAGTGCGCAATGGGAAGAAGATGAACAGATGACCGAACTGAATGCGGATGTAGTATTGAAACTAAAGATAGATAACAACGAATATTCTTTGCCTCTGAAACAGGTAAGTTTCTCAATTAAGCTATAAGGAGTTTATAAAATGCCTAATAGTGTTATTCAAAGTTTTTCAAAGAAGTCTGGTAAGCCAGTTTCTACCGTAGAAAAGATGTGGAATGATATAGTTGACGGTGTTTCCAAGAATATGGATACTGAAGATGATGCTTTTTATGGAACGGTTGTTACTCAATTGAAAAAGAAACTTGGATTGGACAAGAAAACGACTGATAAAAAGACTTCTATAGTAAGTGGTCCTTCTGCTGTTTCCGAAAATTTTACACAAGGTTTAGCAGCTTCCAATGTTGACTATTCTAACAATGTACCAGGAAATGGTGTATATGCTCCAAAATTTGGTACAGTTAAAAAGAAAAAGAAGAAAAAGAAGATAGTTAAAGTTGAAAGTGTAATTTTGAATAGTTCTGTAGGTTCTTTGAAACAAGATATGAAAATTCCTAAGAAAAAGGAACTTACAGAGTTTGACAAATGGTTATTGAAATATAAGAATTATGCTTAATAGCAATAACATAGAACTTGTAGAAGCACTTATAAGATCAAATAGAAAGGAATATAAGAGGGTTGAGAATTCTCAAGAAGTTGTTCCTTTCTGTTTTTATTTTGGTGTTTTTAGGTCTGCGAATGAAAGGGTAAAATCTTTTAACAATCTTAAAAGTCCTTTGTTCTTTGTTTTTTCTATAAGAGATTCTAGATCAGTTTTTGCGATAGATATGTCAATGTTTGGTTATAGACAACTTGTAGTGTTTTTGCAGTTGTTTATACCTATTGCAAAAAGAATTTCTAGTGACAAATTGGAAATTGAAGAAGTTAGAAGACTGATTGAAGAACAACTGGGTCCATTGCGAAATAGTGTTCTTAAAAGTTATAAAATAAAAGATTTTTTAGTTCTTTATAAGATAGAAGATGATTATGTGATGGAATTCGCAAAATCTTTAAAAGTGATTTGGTAGTTCGTTTAAAGTTCATAAATACAGGAGTAGAATTTTAAGAGGTTCATTTTGGAAGGTTTTGATTCGCTTGACAAGTTTTTTAGTAGTCTTAACCCTGTGGCTACAAAGTTCAGGGAAGTGGATGAATATAGAGCAGATATTGACAGGCAGATTGAAAAGAACCGTGTAGGTTTTTCTTCAGAATATTCCGAAGAAACTTCATTTAGTCCTGATGGTTCTCCTAATTATGGTGATCCTACTAATGCTTTTGGTTTTTCTTCTTCCAAGATAACATTTAATCTTCCAACTGATTCTAAAAAGCAGAAAGTTCTTTTTTATAGGATGATGGCTCTTTATCCAGAAATTTCAAATGCTTTGGATATTATTTCCGATGAAGCTATTGTAAAGGATTCTGAAGGTCGTGTTGGACTTTTGAAGATGAACAAAGAAATTCCAAGTGATATAAACCGATTATTTCATAAGGAATTTGATTATGTGATGGATGGAATTTTTCGAGCCAATGAAGGAGAATTGAAGAATCTTTTTAAGAAATTTTTGACTGATTCTGAATTGTTTGTAGAATATATCAAAGGCGACAATGACAAGGATGGAATAATTGGTTATCAGATATTGCCAAGTTATAGGACATATCCAGTATATGGTCATAATGGTTTGGTTGATGGATTTATATACAAGGCTCCAAAACAAGCTAGGGATGAAAAACATGATATAGATATTATACCGTTTGAAAAGAATCAAATTGGTTATGCTACTTGGGAAAAAGGAGCTGTCTACAATGTTCGTGGTTATCTAGAAATCCCTAAAAGAGCATATAATCAGCTCCTACATCTTGAAGATTCTATAGTTGTTTATCGGCTTGTGAGAGCACCAGAAAGAAGACTTTGGAATGTGGAAATGGGTCGTGTGGGAAATGCCAAAGCTGAAGAGTATTTGAATGCTGTAATGAGGAAATATCAAAGAACTCTTTATTATAATCCTACAGATGGAAAGATTGATGCCCAGAAAACAATTCAATCTATGTCTGAAGATTATTGGTTTGCTAAGAAAGAAGGACAGGGAACAGATGTAACTCTTCTACAGTCTGGTATGAATCTTGGTGAGATCAATGATATAAATTATATTCTAGGAAAACTTTATAAGGCTTTGAAGTTGCCTATAACGAGATGGGACCCACAGTTGATAGGTTCCAATTATCAATCTGGTAAACAAATTGAAAGAGAAGAATTGAAGTTTTCTTATTTTGTAGATGATGCGAAAACTAAATTTATTCCTATTATAAAAGAAGCATTCATAAACCATATAGTTTTCAAATATAGAGAATTTCCAAATATTTGTAGGTGGGTTAAGAAGAGAAATATATTCAATATAGAGTTGGTTCAATCTAACTATTTTAGAGAATATAAAGACATGGAAAGAATGACAGATAGAATCAATCTTTTGTCTTCTTTGAATGATCTTATAATTAATCCAAATAATCCAGAAACTTTAAATAATCCTTTGTCAAGGAAATGGGTTTTGACTAATCCTGCGATATTTGGAATGAATGAAGATGAATGGGCAAAGAATGAAGAAATGCGTCAACAAGAAATTGCGGATATGCTTCATAAACAAATGATGGGAACTTTAAAGGATGTAGGAGGTGGAGAAGCAGCACCCGTTGAAATGGGAACTATGGGTGGTGCTGATATGGGTGGTGGCGCACCAGAAAGTATTGGTGGAACTGAAAGTGGTGCGTCACCCGAAACGGAAACTTCTACTGAAACTCCTCCTACAGAAACAAACGAACCTGAAAATGTTAATGCATCTTTTGACAAGAGTTTTAATAAGGCATTGAAATACATATTTGAATCCACTCCAAGTTTTTAATTGAGGTTATATGAAGAATGGTATGAAAGAATTCCTTGAAGGCAAGAAAAAGAACTTGAAGGAAGAAATCGTAGAAAAGACTGAGAATACAAAAGTTGAAATTGTTCCTATAGTTGAAGAAAAGGTTGAGAAGACTGAACCTATTCCAGAAAAGATTGAAACTACAGTAATTGAAGAAAAGATAGTTTTGGATGAAAACGAAACTAAAGCCCTTGATTTCTATGCCAATGATGCTGATATTTCTATTCCTGTTCTTGTGTCTCTAGTTTTGAAGGATAAATGTGGAAAGACTATCAAGGAAAATCATTCTTTTGATTTGAAACTTCGTGGATATATTGATAGTGATTCCAATATAACTAAGGAAGGAAAGAATTATTTGGAAACTGATAGAACTAAGAATAGGATTAAGAAGATTCTAAATTATTAAAAATGAAATATACCGAAGAAGAAATTAATTCTATTGATGAACTTAAAAATGTTTTCAATGTTAATAAAGTTGAATTGAAAGATATTTTGTGTTCCGAAGAAGAAGTTTTGGAATCGGTTGAAGAATTAAAGCAATTTTATTTTTGCAATACTTCAAAGATAGAAGATTTAGAAAAACAAACTTATGATGAACCTAAAGAATTAATTTTTAAAGAAAATGATAATTCTTATTCTTTGAAGTTTATTGGTGAAAAATTATACCATCCAGGAAAAGCCAATAGAAATGAACTGTATAGAAATTCTCAAAATGGTACAGTTTATATATATACTACTAAATGGGAAGTTTTCTTAAAAGACGGTGAAAATAATCCTTTTTATGGTGGTGGTTTAGGTGAAAAAGATGTTATATCAATTGTCAAAGATATTGTAGGGAACTTTGACGGTCATGTAAAATCTTCCAATGTTGAAATAGATTATAATTATACAAATTTGTCTGGTGGCAACTTAAACGAAATTTTATCAGATATAGATTCTAAAATTAATGTAGATAGCTTTTCTGGAACATTGGACTCTACTAATGTATTATTGAATAATGATAAATTGTCTGTTATTACTGGAAATAATTTACAAGAATCTTTAGAAAAGATTGATAGAAAAATAGTTTCTAATGTTATTTTTGGTAATTATAAAACCCATGATGTCACAGAAGATGGTGATATAGTATATGTTGGAAATATGAATGTTTCGGGGGATTGGTATTATAAAAAAGTTGTTACTGATATTGATGGGAATATATCAATAAAATATTCAAATAATTTTTCATCTTCTACAAATTATGATTATTCTTTAGCATATGTAAATAAAACAGAGTTAGTATATGTACCTTTATCGGGTCTTGGGGTAATTTGATATGGCATTAAGTGGATGGTCTTGTAAAAGTTTAATCACCGTGGCTGCTAATAAAATTACTACTACTGTTTCTGAACAAGTAATATTTTTTACAGCTTCACATTTCAATCCTGGTATGCTTACTCTTGGTGGTTCTTATGCGTGTAAAACTGATGGTTCGGATTTAAGATTTTCAACTGATATAGATGGTTCAAATCTTATACCTTTCAATGTTATTAGAATAAATTTGAATATTGACCCAAGTATTTCTGAAATTGTGGTAGCAGTAAAATTTGCAACCGTTACTGCAAATGAGTCTTTTTCTTTTTATTGTCATTGGGCAAATCCTAATGCTGATATGCCTGCAATGAGTTCACTTATAGGTTCTGGAAGTTGTTGGTCTAGTTTTTACGGAATGTTGCCACTTCAAGAAGATCCTGAATTATATACTACGACTTCTACGAAGTGGAAATGTTTTAAAGATGTGACTGGTAGATATTCGGCTGGATCGAAAGTTAGTTTACCAGTTCAAGTTGATGGACCTATACCAGGAATGAAAGCTATGTCTGTTGGTTCTATTGGTGGTTTACAAATTCCCGAAACTGCTGCAACTAATAGAGGTGGATTTCAAATAGCTATGATTTGTAAAATTTCGTCTTTTACGGGATTTTATTTCTCACAGTCCACGAGTGCTACTGAAGGGTTCGCTTTTGATGCAGGTATTGCAAAAGTTCAATATTCTGGAAATTGGAGTTATAACTTTTCTTCACTAACAGATCAATGGGGAATTTTAAGAGCGACATTTGATTCTGTTGGTGGCATAGTAAATGTTAAATATGGCAACTTGACTTCTCCTCTAGCATGGGCGGGTCCGTTTACTACACTTCAGTATATAGGTTCTGGTACAGCAGCACTTCCAATGAAAGTGTGTTGTTTTATGATGAATCAATTTTCACAAGCACCCGATAATTTTTTTGTAAATCTATTAAACAGTATTAATAACAACAATGGATTGGCTTCATCTGGTGATATTATTGCATCTACTTCTTCTAGTACATTAACGATAACTGGATTGAAAGCTGGTTCAGAAGTTCGGGTGTATAGGTCATCAGATTTGGAAGAGTTGACAGGAATAGAAAGCTCGGGAACAAGTTTTTCTTGGGGTTTTTCTGTGACAGGCAGTGTAACCGTTGAGATAGCTATACTTCATTTGGAATATCAATATATGAGATTGTATGACATAGTTCTTTCTTCGAGTGATGTAACTATACCTGTACAACAAGTAAAAGATAGAAATTATGAAAATCCTGTTTAAGAAAATGTAAAAATATTTTTGTAAATACTTTCAATAACGATTAGAGGTTTTTAATGGCTGTAATTATAGATCCAGACAAGCTAAATCAAGGAGTAGAAGTAGTAATAGATTCAACTGCTAAGACTATTCAATTGTTGGTAGCTGGTAATTTGACAAATGATGGTGTGACGGGTCAGTGTTTATATTCGTTTCTAAAAGAAGAATGGAAAAATGATGATGCTTTGTTTAAATTTCCTTTTCCGATGACTTCTATTACAAACGAACAGTTTGAATTTAATTATGATTGGGTTCCTAAAGATAACATTACTAGAAAATTGATTAGAACTGCTGGTTGGGCAGAAGTTTCTACTGCTGGTTCTAATAAAAGAGTTTATGCTGGTATTATTTCTCTTGGTTCAATTGGAACAACTGACCAACCTTATTTCCAACAAACGGCTGGTGGTACATCAACAAATACTACTTATACTGGTGCGGTAAATGAAGCTGTACAGATTTTTGGAGATTCTTCTAATGGTGACTTTGATTATAAGTCATATTTTAAACTGTTTGTAAGAGAACAAGGAAAGAAATATGCCACCGCACAGTTGACAGATATCGGTGTGTCGGCTATGACTTCTATTGTTTATCGTTTTCCATTGGCGAACTCCGATGATCTTAAAATCACACATATAGATAGTATAATAAATTCTACAACTCCTTATACTGGTGTTGATATAACTTATTATTCCGAAAACCAAACAAGAACGATTGGAGGTACTTCTTATAATTTTAATATTGTTATAGATGGTAATGATGCAACTGCTGAACAAATATATGAAAAAGTTCAATATTTACTTCGTTCTAGTGGTGATATAGATACTGGTGTTGGTGTTGTTACAGGAAAAACAGCAAACGATTTGCTTACTTTTACTGGTGATACACTTAGCACAGCAGTTGGTGTATATATAGATAATTTTTCTGCGACAGATACAAATAGAATAGAATTTTATGATGTGACTGGAACTAAAAGAACCTTTCCATATACCGCTACGTTGACATTAAATTTTAATGACAATTTGCAATCTGATACTGCTGCTGTGTATAGAGTATTTTTTACAAATGATGATGCTGGTACAAACACTGGTAGAGACTATGGAACCGCTGATGCTATTGTTGTTAACAATGCTTTAGGTGTTCCTATGAGCGGGAATATTAGTGGAAATGCGTCAATAAGTTTAAGTTATGATTATGATGGAAACATACAACGTGGTGCTGGTTCTTCTGGTACGGATGCTCCTGTAACGGTTGTGGCTATTGGGTTGACTAATGGACAATATGTAAAATCTACGGGAACGATTCTAAAATCTACTGCTAACACGGTTTCGTTGGTGGCGGCTTTGGAAAGAAACTATTCTAATCCTGTATAAGAAAATGGCCATTTGGCCATTTTCTATTTTATATTAAATACTTCATAATAAATTTGGTTATCAATGGCTGAAAAAGTCACATTTAATCCAGTCTCTAAAATTATATCTATTAATTTGGGTGAAACTGAAATAGACATTCAGAATCATGTTTATTCTGCGTGGAAGAGGTGGTTGATTGTTGATGATAATTGCAAATATGTACAAGCCATGAGAACGGTTGGTGGTGACTCGCTGACCACAACGAAAAGCCTTGGGTCAACATTTTTCTTGATGAATGGATGGAGAATTAAACCTCCAGAAGAAGATACTGTGTTAAACATAATAGGAAACATATATCACGATGATGGTATACCAGTTTTAACAACGACTATTGGAGATTTTAATTCTCTTGTGACTGTTACTGTATCTAATTTAACAGATTCTCAAGTTGTAGAGTCTGAAATAGCACAATCTTTAGATTATGGTGGAGTTGTTCATTATAAAGAAGGTAGTGAATTTTCTGGAAGCGAATATCCATATGGAACCGTAAATTACCCATTAAATAATATATCTGATGTGATTGCAATGTGCAATAAAGTTGGTACTAAAAACATATCGGTAAAAGGTGATCTGTATATAGATAGAAATTTATCTGGTTATGTTTTTAATGGTGAAAACGCTTCTTGCAATATATTCTTTGAAGGGTATGATATTTCAGAATGTGTTTTTAATTCTGTAAGATTGAGAGGAAATTGTACAGGAAGTATAAGAGCAAATTCGTGTGATATTTTTAATGTTTCTGGAATATCCGGTGCATTTTATATGTGCGGTCTTTCTGGGATGATTACATTTGGAAATTCTGAAACTTGTCTTGTTATGTGTTTCACTAGGCATACAAATACAGAACATGTAATATTCAATGGTGGTGATCTATTGGATGCGAATGTTTGTCTAAGAGCATATACTGGACATATTTTTATTGATGGTTTTAAAGATGTTGGAACAACTTTTACTGTGGATTTCATTTCTGGAAAATTGACAATAACTAATAATAATTCAAATATAAAAGAATTAGTTGTTAGAGGCGTTGGAATTGTAAATAATTTATCTAGTGTGATAGTTGATACTTCTGGTATAATCTCTAACAATTCTATTTCCGAAGCAATCATGGAAGCTCCTTTGGATAAATATACCGATTCTAATACATTGGGCGGTTTTATAAAAAATAAACTTTTGACGGTCGCTAAATTTATAGGACTGCAATAATTTTTGAGGTTGTATGCCAGTAGTTAGAAAAATTGATACTAATATTATTCCTATGCCGTCTCGTATAGAAATTACTTTTGACGAGTTTTTGGAAAATACTAATATACCAAATGTTGAAAAACCTACAGTAAAGTTTATGTATCAAGATTATGATTCGGAAACTGGAAATAGTGTAAAATCTGGTATATTACAATTGAAACACGAGGAATTAAAATCCGAAGATTTTGATAAGATAATCAGTTTTTTCGTTAAATATTTTGATAATAAATATAAAGATAAATTCAATATAAAATGAGGAGAATATGAAGAAGAATGTTTCTAAATGGGAAGCAAAGGAATTTTATGAGTTTTTCACAAATCTTCCTAAGAATATTGGGAATAAACATTTTCTACTATTCAAGTTTGATGGTATTGAGTCTTGTAAAGGAATTCATACTATAGTCACAAATCTTTTGAAGTCTGTTGAATCTGAAGAATATTTGGAAATGGAAAAGAAGAAGATTGAAATTGTCAATACTAAAGCACTTAGAGATAATTTTGGTAGGGTTATTTTCACAAAGACTGGTGAAGTATCTTTTCCAGAAAAGGAAATTAAAAAGGTTCAAAAGGAAATTGACAAGTTGAATGAAGATTATAAGGAAGTTATTATAAACCATGACAAGGATTTTAATGAAATTTGGGAACTTACTAATAGTGAACAAGTAGAAGTTGATGTTCCTATGATAGAGTTTGAAAATATCCCTGATGGTCTTTCCGAAGAAGAAACTAATTTCATTTTCAAGAACTTTATGAAGCGTTGAAAGGACTTTAAAAAATCTTAAAAATTAAACTTAAATACCTCTAATAACCTTGGAGGTATTTTTTATGATAAAATATCTATTGGCCGAAGGAAACATTTTTAATGAGAATGTTGAACCTATACAAGAAAGCGTCAATGGTAAAAAGTTTTGGTATTTGGAAGGTGTTTATGCAGATACCAAACCAAATAGAAATGGTAGAGTTTATTCTGAAGCACTTTGGGAAAGAGAAGTTTCAAAATATAAGAAAGAAAGGATTGATACTAAATCTGCTTTCGGAGAAATGAATCACCCAGAGAAGAATGCACATGAAATAAATCCTAGCAATCTTTGTACTTTGATGACTGAAGCTAAACTTATTGGCAACGGTGAAGTGTATGGTAAATCTAGACTTCTTGAAACTCCTTCTGGATTGATAGGTATAGCTATTCTTGAAGGTGGTGGAAGATTGTCAGTTTCTTCTAGGGGACTTGGGACGATTGGTGAACAAGTCACTATAGATGGAAAGAAATATGGAAAGGTTAATGAATCGTCTTACAATTTGATTTGTTGGGATGCTGTTTTGTTTCCTTCAAATTTTTCGTGTGATAATGTTAAAGGTATTTCTGAATCTGTATTGTCCAAGGCTTATGAAATTAAAGCTGGTGGAGTGATCATAGAAAGAGCTATAAATCAATTTGAGATGGACCTTTCTAAAAACGGTTCTAGGAATCTTGCTAGTGACCTTAAAAAGTTCCTTAAATCTGCTTGTGTGTGAAAAAGTATTTGAAATGAAAACTAAATATATTCATACAAAAAATGCAATTGCCTTAGAGGTGAAATAATGAGTCTTTTGAAAATGGTTGAAGATAATGACTTTGTAGGCTTGAAGAACTATGTTGAAGGAAGGCGAATGGAACTTCTGAAGAATCGCATAGAACTCAAGAAGAAGTCCATACGAGAGTCCTTTCAAGAAAAGGAATCCAAAACCAAGTAAATATAAAAAAGAAATTTTAACGAGGTAAATATGAAGTTGTTTGAAAATCTAAAGAGTACGCTTGGTGAGGAGACTGTTTCTGAACTCACTAAGGCATTTAACGAATCTGTAGAAGACGCTGTTAAGATGCGTATGGGTCAGAAGATTCAGGAACTAGAAGAGAAGTCTAAGGAGTTTGTTGACAAGAAGGTTTCGGCTCTTGTTGAATCCAAGGAAAAGGAACTTGTCAAGGAGTATGAAGAGAAGTATAAGTCTTATTCTTCTGAAATTGAAGATAAGCTAGATTCTTTCCTTGATTCGTCTATTACTGAATCTATTTCTGAAAACATTGTGGAAGATATTGCAAAGCTCCAAATGTATTCCCCTATCGTTGAAAAGGTTCTGGAAGCCTTCAAGGAACATTATTCTCCTATTGCTCCCAAGGATGCCGATACCGCACTTGCTGATGCTTTGAAGGAAAAGGTGGAACTTCAGAAGATGCTTGACAAGACTTTGGTTGACAATAAGAAGTTGTGTTCTATGTCTGAACGTGCTGCTGTGAGGGTTCTCTTTACCGACAAGACTATTGCTCTTACTAAAACCCAGAAGCAGAAGATTTGGGAAATGGTTAAGGATCTAGACTTTGATACTGTTGAACGAAAGATTGACACTATGGTATCTCTTGTTGAAGACATTGACGATGGTTCAGACTATAGCAATTCTGTTGGTGGCGTTGGTGACGTGTCTGGTTCTGACGATACGATGAATGATGGTGGTGAAGAGGGTGAAGGCGATAATGAAGAGCCAAAGGTTTCTATAGAAATAAACAAGGAAACCTGGGATTCCATGGAAGCTATTGAAACCCCTGAAGGTGAAGAGCCTACCGCCCAGAAGAAACTTGTAGAATTCCTTTCTCCTTACAAGGTAGAGAATGAAGATACTGAAGGAGATGGCGAAGGCGAATATGGTGAAGCTGATGAAAATGCCTTTGGTGGTGATGAAGGAACTGAAGATGGTGAAGGGGAACAAGAAGAGCCCGTAGTAGTTACTTTTGAAGTTCCTGAATCCAAGATTGAAGAATTGAAGGCTATGTTCCCCGAAGGTGATTTTGGCGATCTTCCTGAAGATGTTGTTGACGCTTTGAATGAAGTGTTTGGTGATGAATCTGATGAAGGAACAGAAGGTGGGGATGAAGGTACTGAAGACAATGAAAATGTTGAAGGTGCAGATTATTCCGAGTCCCACAATAAGTATGCTGAATGGTCTAAGAAGTGGGGGAGAATTTAATAATTAGTTATTAAAATCTTTATAAAAAGACCTCCGAAAGGGGGTCTTTTTCATTTTTAATGGAGTTTTAGACCCTCAACACGGTTTTTTGAGGTGTCTATCTTAAATACTTATATCAAATAATTTTGGAGGTTATTATGCCAGTATTGAATGAAAAACAGTTGCTTGAGAAGTGGGAGAGCATTCCTAGTTCTCTGAATGTATCTAACATTGAAGATCCTTATGTAAAGCTGAATACCGCTCGCATGATGGAAAATCAGGTTGACGATGAAGCCTATAATTCTCTTGAAGAGAACTTTACGCAGTCCCTTGCTACTTCTAACCTGAACTATGGTTCTTATGATTCGGGTGATGGTAACTTTGGTGGTGGTACTACTTCCAATGGTGTGTTCCGTACCATTTCTTTGGCGATGCAGCGCAGGGTGTTCCCCCAGCTTTTCGCCCATAAGACTGTAGGTGTGCAGACTATGAGTGGCCCTGTTAGCCTTGCTTATGCTTATCGTACCCATTACCGTATGCCTGATGGTTCTAAGGGGCCTGAATCTGGTTGGATGTATGGTCCCGAATTTGCGGGCTTCACTGGTGCTACCCGTGCTGGTTCTGCTGCTGTTCCTGGCTCCGCTGCGACCGATGGTGATGTAGCTACCTACCTTGGAAAGGTTTCTGGTGCTGACACCTATCAGGCTGAACGTTGGGGTGTTGGTGGTGCTATTCCTGGTGGTATGCAGGCTACCGATCAGTTCCCATATGGCCCTAACGCTGGTTATCCTGCTAATGCTGGTGCTTCGGGTGCTGGTTATCCTGAGCTGACCTTTGCTCTGGAATCTAAGGAAATCAAGGCTGAATCTCGTAAGATTGCTTGCTCTTTCTCTCTTGAACAGGCCATGGACATCAAGAAGATGCATAACATCGAAATTGAAAAGGTTCTGGTTGAGAAGATTTCGTTCGAGCTGCTTGCTAACCTTGACCGTCAGCTTGTATGGTCTATGCGTAAGCTGACCACCACCGCTAACAAGAACGTGTTCACCTTTAGCTTTAAGTCTACCGCTACCGCTGATGCTGTTGCTGATGGACGTTGGAGCCAGGAAAAGATGGCGAACCTCGTAAACTTCATTGATTACGTTGCTTCTACCATTTCCCAGAAGACTCAGCAGGGTGATGGTAACTTCATGATCGTATCTTCCAAGATTTCGTCTCTGTTGAAGTCCACCAACAACCAGAAGTGGTTCACTTCCAGCGTGACTGAAATCAAGAATTCTCGTCAGCTTACCGAAGTTGGTATGATTAACGGTACTATTAAGGTGTATCGTGATACCTTCCAGCGTGACAATGATATTCTGATTGGTTTCAAGGGTGAAGGTATTGATAATACTGGTGTGATCTTCTGCCCCTATGTGAGCGGTATCACCAATCGCGCTATCGATCCTTATACCTTCGCTCCTCGTATTGGTATCATGAATCGTTATGCTATCGTTGACAATCTGCTTGATCCTCAGAACTACTATGCTCGCATTAAGGTTCTTGATCTTGATCAGGTTGGTTACGGTGATTCTGGTGTAACTGGTGGTTTCAATCCTGCTGAAACTGTCATAAAGACTCCTACTGCTCCCCGTTTCTAAGCGTTGAGTTAACGAATTAAACGTAAAGGTTGTGAGAGAAGAGGTGGTAGAAATATCACCTCTTTTTGTTTTTAAAAATGTTTCTTAAATATTTCTAAAATACTCTTAAAGAGGCTTAAAATGAAACGAGTTCTCAATTCTAATACTTATCCAGTAGATATCAATATTAATGGAGTTAACGTAAAGATTCTTGCTAGGGAATCTATTATAGTTAATGAATCTGATTCTGTTATCTGTCCTGTAGGTGTTATGGTTTTCAATCAGAATGAAATGTATGCTACTGAATCTAGAAACGTATTGATGGGGTAATTATGTCAGAAGATTATCAAATGTTTTCTGAACCGTCTACGTTAGACCAAATGCGCGAATATATTTTAATGCAATTGGGAAAACCTAATATTTGTGTTGAAATACCTAATCAAGTTTTGGATATGATTATAATGGATTCGGTATCATGGTTTTGGAGATATGCTGCTGATATAGGAACGCATAGTGATTATCTATGTTTGAAGGTTACTACAGGTAGAACAAAATATAAAGTGCCAAATCTTCAAGCGGTTGGTGAAGTATCTCCTATACAGTCTAACGATGGTATTAATACTTTGTTTGCTCCTATGCATAATCTTCTATATAGAGACTGGGTTATTTTCGGGCAATATCCTGGTGGTCCCAATGATGGTGCTCAAGGTCTTTCTTTGACTTCATATGATATTACAATGAGTTATTTGAAAGATATTGATAGTCATTTTGGAACTAAGTATTTGACTAAGTATGATACCGAAAGGGAGGTGCTTTCAATTTACCCGGAACCGAAATTCAATCATGTACTTCTTATCAAGGTTTTTATAAGACAGGCTCCTAAGTTTATTTTTAAGAATCCTTTGTTTAGAAGATATGTAGTTGCCAAGTCACGACAATGGTGGGCAAATATGTTCGGAAAGATTAATATGACTCTTCCTGGTGGTGGCACAGTTAATCATGATATTATGTACTCTCGTGCAATGGATGAAATAAATATGATAGAAGAACAAATTAGGCTTGAATCTGAACCACCAGTATTTCTTATAGGTTAATTATGTCATTTGTAAGATTTTTGAAAGAACAAGAAAATGAAGGAAATATTTTTGAAAGTAGAGTCAGAAAAGAATTTCCAGATGTTTATAATAAAGATGTAAACTTTTATGGTGTTCTTAAAAAGTATGCTGATAAAGATCTTGATAAGTATTTTGTTAGATTTTCAAATTCTTGGAAAGATGATAAAGACCAATTAGTGAATAAAGTTGGTGTTAAAATTTCTGGTGGATGGGGAAATCCTAGAGGTGTTTATGCTTATTGGGCAGAAGATGTTTTAAAGGAAACTCATTCAAGATATGCTGCTAATTTTGATACGGCTTTTCTTATTGAACGTATTGAAGTTGGTGAACAGATATTGGACATTGGCAAACTTTCTCAAAAAGATTATGTTAGATACGTTAATAAACTTGAAGAATTTGTTATAAATTCTGATATATTTCCTAAAATAAAAGATCATGATAGTTTTGTTAAGTTTTTGAAAGATACTGAATCTGACTCACATAATAAATCTTATGGTGGTATATTTTTCTATTTGATTATTCGTCTGAGCGAGAATAGTAAACATAAATTTAGTGAAGATGATGTATTTCAAACACACATGCTTAGAAAGGTTCTTGGTATAACTTTTATAGGTGATAAGGGTTATGGAATAATTCACCCAAATGAACCAGAGCAAGGTTTATTTTTAGATCCTAGTGCGTATAAAGTTATTTT